GTTGGAGCTGGAAGTTATTACCTAAATAACCGAAATTTTTCTGATTTGCCATGAATGAAACTACCTGATTTTTCTATAAATATAGTTAAGCGAGTTCTAAATCTAGGTAAGTGTAAGTTAAATTTTCGTCTGAAAAAATGTCAGTTAGGTTACGCAAGACACCTTTCAAAAGTGGTCGTATATCAACGGTATAACGAACTTTTGGGGGATAAACTTTTGCGTCAAACTGAAGGTGACAAATTGTCCGATTTCCATCCTTGATATAGATATTAAAATTCTCCGGCCCATCGGTGTTTGATGTTTCCATAATGGACTCATCGGTGGTGATCTGAAAATAATTGTCCGTCATATACACAAGGGTCTTACGCTTAAGATCATTTTGAATGATTTCCTTGATGTTATTCATCTCGTGATAGAGATTCAAAGATCGTCCTGCGTTTTCTTGATAGTCACGCACATTAAAGAATCGTTGTACCACAAAGTTGTCGTTGAGGGTGATCAACAATTCCATTTTTTTCAACTCCTGTTCTTTCATTTTTTTTGTTTTTTAAAGGTTTGTTTTTCTTTTCTTGTTAACTTCATAAAAGGGGTGATAAAATCAACCCATGTATTGTCCCCTCTCGGTAAAAAATTGTACAGACCATCTTCTCTCATAAGTTTCATCGCCTGTTTGTATGATCTACCATCGGGGTCTAAACTCTCATTGATTAGACTTAATATTTCATTTTTTGCTTCTTGTGTTAAAAGTGGGTTTCGTAGATCAATTAACTTCCTGTTGACTTCATAAAGTTCTTTTTCAAATATACCATCTTTTGTTTTACCAGTCAAAAGGTTTTGTAAAGTTTTGTTGTTTTTGTTTTCTTCAAAAAGTTTCTCAGCCAAGTCCAATACTTCTTCCACTTCCATCTTTTTTGTTAATAGGTCGGGAAATAATTTAACTAATGTCTTTTCACCTAAAAAATAAACTCCGTTAATATTATCTGACTTATCACCACAAAAGATCTTAAAGACCGCCATATTTTCTGATGGAACATACAGATCTTTTACTATCTGAATCTTTTCTCCATACTTTATTAGTCCCTTAAATGGGTTATAGATCCACACATTTTCTTTCATCAGTTGTGTTAGATCTTTATCTCCCGAATAGATTGTAACTTGTTCGTTGTCAGAATTTTGAGTATAAAAAGCAATTAGATCATCAGACTCACATTCTGCTTGTTCCACTTGTCTTACAAAGAATTCTTCCAAATAAAGTTGGATGCGGTTTTTTTGTTCGTAAAAGGACTCTGTGTCAAAGTCATCGGATTTGATTCTATTTGATTTGTATTCGGCAAGGATTTTTCTTCTTTCCAAAGAGTTATACTCACCATCCCAAAATACAAGAATCTTGTCGTAGTTATACTCCGTAAGTTGTTTTCTAAGTGTATTCAGAAAATGGAAAATACCTCCTACTTTCTTATCTTGAGAGTATAAGTTCTTAGCTCCGTGAAATCCGATTTTCAGGAGGTTATTTCCATCAACCAATAAAGTTCTCACAACAAATCACTTAGAGATTCAACATCTTCTTCCAATTTGTATTCTCCACCTGACCCCAAGATTTCTTTCCAATAGTCAGCGTGTTCTTTTTTGTAGGTTTCAATAGAGGTCTTTTCCTCTGATGCATCTTTACCATGCAAGAACCCGTGAGGTGTAACCAAAATTTTACCATCTTCATAACCCAACCCATTGATGTGGTTTTTCATCACGGAAATTTTGGTTCGTGTGGCGAATTTTACCTTACGTCCGTCTTTTGTAGCACTGATCTTGGTTGTTCCCGCATTTTTCTGATTTCCAAATAGGAAAACGATAGATGAATTCAACCAAATCGCCTCCCCACCTTTGGCCTTAATCTTCGGTTGACCAAAAGGATTATCGGGAAGTTCAACCCAAGGCTGATTGACGATTACCAAAGTGTTGGTGTATTTACTGTCTGATCTACGGCTTCCTGAAATTCGTTGGTTGATACCCATCCCAATTTTGTCAGCAAGAACCGATGCGTTGTGTTGTTTTCCTCCTTTACCATCAAAGGTCATCTTACAAGGTACGGAACCCACTGAGTCCCAAAGGAATAAAAGATCGTAGTCAATATCTCCCTTATCTTGTGCATCCAATACCTCATTGATATAATCAGTGATTTGTTCAATATAATCAAAGTCGTTTCTGAAAAGGAAAAATCCGTCCCAATCCAATTCACCTGTTTCTTCATCAACAACTTCTTCACATTGGAATCCCATAATTTTGGCGTGATCAAAACTCCATTTCTGTTCTGTGATAATAAAAACAGGAAGGATATTTTTTTGTTGTGCGTTAACTGCCGATTTTACAAGTGCGGTTGTCTTACCCGTATCGGAGTGACCCAAGAACATATTAAGGTGACCAAGTGCCGGTCCTGGCATACCTGTCGCATCCAAAAATTCTTGACCCAAATCAAGGTATTTTTGTGGTTTGTATTTTGCCGAAGTTGAAAACTTCTTCTTTACCGAAGTAAAATCTTTTTTCTTGATTGCCATAATATTAGGTTAGTTAATTAAAATGATGGTACCGACATTCGTGTCGGTACCATCTGTAGGTTTTGTTTTTTAGAATGGAAGTTCCGCTGAAGGAAGTTCGTTGTGTTGTGGGTCAAGGTCACTTTCTTCATCTGTGGTTCCTCCACCACCAAACTCAGATGTTCCTTCTTCACCGTAAACATATTTACCCGTTGCGTTGTCCCAACGTGGGGTCTCTCCACGAGAGATCGCCTCAAGATACTCATAAGGCTTTTTTGAGTACACATCATCCCAAGTCAATTCATCAGCCAGCCACTCCTCTTGTTGTTTTTTGTCTGTGGACAAAGGGGATGGGTCGTCGTGCATAATGGATTGAATTGTGGTATATTCTTTTCCATTTGGAGATTTGGACTTCGTCAGGGTGATGATTAGGTCTCGTCCTTTGGAGGGATCTGTAACATCACCTTTTTCACGCCAAATCGGAATGATCTTATCCAATACACCTTCGTTCTTATAGTTGTGTTTGAAACGCCAAAATTTTACACCATCCTCTTCAGCATCACGGTCAATTACCTTTACAATGTAGAATTTACGAGACCGATATTGACTTGCGAGTTCTTTGTCCTGTGCTTTACCCGTAGACATAAGTTCATCGTAAAGATCATTCAAAGGTGAAGGTTCATTGTCATTCTTTCCTGGATCATAGAGCTTAAGCCATTGTTTGTTAACCTGTACTTCGTGGAACCAAACTTCTTTAAATGGTGAAGAATTGTCAGGTGTTGGTAGGATACGAATTCGCTTCCGTCCTGAGGTTTCTCCTTGCAAAAGGATAGTTGTGAAATACTTCTTCAATCGATCTTCACGATCCATTGAGTTACCATTACCGGTTGGTTTGGTGTTTTTTTCGTACTGAGCCAGTACCGCGTCTAAAGATGTTGCCATAATGTGTTAATTAAAAGGTTTGATAAAAGTTAGATTCAAAGTTTCGTATTGTCAAATAAAAAAGGGGTCTTGGATTTTACCGTTGACCCCTTAATAATAGTTATAAAATTGTCCTAAATCAATATCTGTTCAAAGGTAAACTTTCATCGTAAGTGTTAAAAGATCCTTTGATTGTACTAGCATCGTAGTTGGTTACTTCATCATCTGTCAAAACATATTCATTCTTACCTGAAGCTTCCATCTCATCCTGTTTTACATCAAAAAAATCGGTAAGTTTTTGACTATATGGATAAGAATCTAACGATCTCAATTGTAATTTTTCTTCTGGTGTTTTTTGTCTGTATTTTTCAAACTTAGTTTCCAAACTATCAACTTTTTGGAAAATCTTATCAATCTCCCCTAACTTATCTTGAAGTGAGTTTAATTGATTGATAATTGCGTCATTCATCTCACTTTGCTTTGATAAAATATCATCTTGTTTTGTTACCAAATCGGTGATGTCCAATTCTTCAGTACCACCATCTGTAGTTTCCGTTGTATCTGTAATATCAGCGGTTTCAGGTT